CTTGTGGCGAGACTGCGGCAATACAGGACAAACCATAAGCACGCATCTGATCAGCGCTGTACCAATGGCCGCGCTCTGTGCATTCGCCTGCATGTGTCAGTCCAGCGCCCGGCAATTCTGGCATATTGGCTGTTTGCCCTCCCTCTTGTAGTGGGAGGGGCGCGGCAATGTAAGCCATCGTTGGAACATCTGCCTTAATGGTGGATGGGGTGGCAGACTTCAAGGCGCGGATACTTGCAGCCGCAGCAGTTCGAGATCCAAAAAACTGAGATTCAAGTAGTATTGCCGCCGCTTCCAAGCCTTCGTTGCGTGCATTGCACATGTTTTTCAGGGCTTCGCCAGTGTCCGCCTTACTGGCTGTAGGGGTGGCGGCAAGCAAGGCGCGGGCGAACATGCGGGCGCGTGGCTGCTCTTGACGCGATGATAAGTAACCGACGCTGCGCTCCCAAATCTCGTCAATCTGCTCATCCGTCAGCGGTTCTACTGTCGCTTGCGGTTTTTCATAATCTTCCATCATTTCTCCATTGTTGATTATTGTCGGAAACGGTTTTTGTTAAGTGTTGGTGGCCGGTGCTGCTTACTTCCGGCATTGCTTCAGTATCTACATGTCACATCGCTCTGGTAATGCGTGGAGTTGTCACCACGCTGCGTTTCACCCCTTAGGGGCATCATCAATAGCCATTTCCTGCTATCGCGCACCCATGACAATCGAAGCTTGATGTAGCCTCAGTGCATCAGCCTGCACATTCACCAACATAGAAGCGGTCTTGCGTGCAGGATACGCAGCAACCCATACAAGACCATACTGCTGCGCTTCTATGTTGGCCCTAGGACTCACACCTAGGCTGCACTTCTGCTGCGTGCTGGTACTGCCACTTATTGCCTCTCGGCTAGTGTTCAATTACTTTTCTGCGAAATCGATCACTTCCGTAGTGATATTACGATGCCCTTGCGCGGCAATCTGCAACTGCACTTTTACAGCCCGCAGAATCTCACGCGCCTGTGCAGCAATAGCATCGCCTTGAGCCGGTAACATCTTGTCGCTTTTAATTTCGTTCAATGTTTCCCATAATGCTGATTTAATATTTGTTGCTGATAAGTCTTTCATATTCCCTACTCCTATTTTGTGATTTATTAACTACGCCGTTTGTGTACCCAATTTCATACCGACTTGCTCGCTGCAACACTTCCTTGTTAATTTCCGTCACGATCAAAAACGCCTGCCAAAATTCACCAAACTGTTTCTTTGCCCGATATGCTTCATCGTACTTTTTCTTCCACTTCTTGTATTCTGGTTGCTGACAGTATTCAACGTGGTATGGCATTCTTTCTTTGCGCTTTACAGCAGCCTTTACAGGATCATAATCACGCTGAAACCATGCAGCCTTCTTTTTCTTAATTGATTCAAGATTCTTTTTTCTATACTCGATGTCGTAAAGGCGTTTGATTTCCTTTTTCTGCTCATCTGTTTTATAAAGTTTCTTCATGGCTTACATGTTTTTCATGCGATCTTCAAACTCTTTTTGAGGATCATAATCTTGATAAGAATTTTCACCAGAACATAGCTTGCAAATAGCATAGCCCCGCGCCGTTTCTGACACGATCCATGATCGACGTTTTCGGATCCCACCAGTTGACCACATACGGCATTGCGTATCGTCACCAGTCCAGATATGAGCCTTTTTCTGACTCTGATTTTTCCTTATAAGATACATTTTCTGTCCTATATGTTGGAAGGAATGATTTCCTTTAATGCTTTGTTCTTGATCTTGCTTTTAGTTCTTGCTGTTGCTTCAGTCTTTAAGGTTAATCCGAAAGGCTTGAAGCTGATATTAGGAGTGCCCCAAAAATACACAAAGGGCACCTTTACAAGCATCCGGTAAGGAATCGCTCGACTCGTCAGCCTTTTCGTGTGCCAGGGTGCTAACTTCGTCGCCCATCGTTGGTAATTCTCACACTGCCCACAGTACCAATATTCGCCGTAGCCCCTGTTGTTCGCATTCCCAGGCATACAGATAAATTCGTAGTTAAGAACGTAAAAAAGCCGCTAAGGTTTTGAGTCCTAATCTTTTGGCGTCTCACAGCTACAGGATCACTATGAGATAAAGATTAACACCCAAACCTTAACGGCTTGCCTGTGATACAACTTCTTCGCGCCAACGAATTAAGCCAAACTTTAATTACACATCCAAACTATGTCAACAACTATCTGTCTGTTTTCGACAAGGTTTTGTCGTTTTTCGACACACCACTTTACTTACACTCAATTCTCAACTAGGAGAATCCAAATGAAACGCAAATATTTCAATGCTCAATTCAAGCAAGATGCGGTAAATCAGGCAACACAACCAGGGATTACGAAAACGCACGTTGCGAAAACCTTAGGGATTAGCGCATTTACTCTATCCAGATGGATCAAAGAGCAGCAGGGGCCATCAACTGTAAAAACTGATGCCAGCATAAGCAAAACTGATTACGAGCGCTTATACATCGATTTAGAGCGTGTAACACATGAACGAAACGTGTTAAAGGCCGCGATCACGTTGTTTCTTGCTGATATGAAATAATATCCCGCGAGCGCTGCATCCAGGCATAGCAGGGCCGGATATTTTCGCCAGACCGCTGGATGTTTCTTTCAAAGTTCTGGAATGCCTGCTTTGCTGTATCGCCAAAGATACACCGTAAGATATGCTTATCATTGACTGATGGGGAGCAGGCCCACTGGGTTTTAGATACAAGATAAAGGTGTGGCCTTGTATGTCTCATCATGCCCCCCAGCAAATAGTGCAAACACCAATCCATAGGCGCCAAGATCGGTCCCGCCAGCTTTGGTAATTGATCCGCAGCAACTCGGCGCACGTATGGAATCTCATCGATAGGCGTCATCGTTTTACCTTCAATCGATTCTGCAAGGCTTTTGTTCTTGCGCATGTAATCCGCTGCGTAATACTCTCCATAGCGTAAGTTCCGGCGCTCGTAAATCACGTCGCCGGAATTCACTAGAGACAGCATTGCGAACTTCAATGGTGCACCAACAGGGCCATTTCTTTTCTCGACTTCTTGCCGTAATTGATATAGCGACATGCTGTGTTCATGCCGCAGAATATCAAGCGCTAATTCACGTAACTGTAGAGCGGCAGCAGATGGTTGCTTGCCGCTTCCAGGAATACGATGACCTCGGATGGCTCTTGGCATTATTTTTCTCCTACGGCTTTGGCGATAGCTGACACCGCTTTTTCTTGCGCACGATCCCAACCAACACCGTATAAATCGCCATGAGATTCACGAATGTATTTCCATCCGCTTAACATATCCCGGAGCGCCTCCAAAAGATCAGGAGCAGCAGATACTAGTCGTGCATTGGCATTCTGTTCATCTCTCCAACATTCTCTGACTGTAATTTTGGCAATATTTAATGACGGCGCTCCTTTTTCATTATTAGCATGCTGGATACATACTTCATTGTAAGCAGGACGATCAATCGTGACCCACGGCCCCGGCGTATGGTTGCTCATTTTAAAATCTCCGATAAGTCCGCGAATTTTGTTCCTTCTGGTGCTTCAACTAATTGCAATTTTTCATCCTTAGACATAGAACAAACTAATTGCATCAGTAGCGGCCAAACTTCATCAGGTAAAGAAACGTAATAGACTTTTCCTTGATGCTGAACTGCTAAAGTATGCCGTTCGAATTGAGCGCTCATTTCTTCTCCTTACAAGAATGAAAGTAATTTTTTAAATGTTGCATAGTTGAATAACTAGGCATCTTCCCTTGAACGATGTTGTACATCGTGCGTTGGCTGACACCGCTTACAACCTCGATTGTTGGCCATGACTTCGCCTTTTTCGCTTTTATCAGCTTGGCCTTAATAGTGTCTAAATCGCTCATGATTGCCTTTCTATTTATCTGAGTCTTAATATTATTCGATATTGTGGTTTTCTGCAAATACTTTCGGAAAGTTGTTGCAATTCGTTTTTAGATCATTTATATTTAAGCCATCGACAACGCACATAGAAAGAAGAAAATGCCAAAGTTTAATAATGTAGAATTATCGATCGATACCATGCAACAAACACGCCAACACTTTGCAGACAACTCTATGGCATGCATTAATGAAGTTTTAAACGGCTTTGTAAAAGTCAATGATAAAGAAGAATATTTTGCTTGGATGCGCAGTAACGCCAGGTGCGCGTTATCTGGAAAGATGGACCACACCTTTACATTTTTGCAACGCGCTTATTGGTTACAAACTGGGGAAATTGTTGCTTTGTTTAATTAATCTAACCGGGGCTTCGGCCCTATCAAGGGGAAATCATGAACACAGTGTTATTGATTCTTTCCAATGCATACGGTCCAAGACTGTATGCCGAATACAAAATGTGGCGTCGGCATGGTTTCAATGTGCGCGAGGCACTCAACCGAATTCGTAAGGCAAGCAAGGGCAGATTGACGCCTTTGCATTCTCATTTCAATTAACAAGGGGTAAAGAATGATTTTCAAAAGTGAAAAGACTGCAAAAGGGAATATTGGCGTTTCATACGTTAGCCAAGTTGCGGCCAACGAGCAAGCCCAGAAGATGGATAACAATAACTGCTCCCGCTGCTCCGGCTGCTCCCGCTGCTCCGACTGCTCCCGCTGCTCCGACTGCTCCTACTGCTCCGACTGCTCCGACTGCTCCGACTGCTCCTACTGCTCCGACTGCTGCCGCTGCTCCGGCTGCTCCGACTGCTCCCGCTGCTCCGGCTGCGAATATTTTGTCGATGGAAAATTAGCAAGCACGCCTGAGCAGGCGGCGGCAAATCTCGAAAAAGTTCGCGCAATCGTTTTGGATAATACGAAACGCTTAGACATGGATCATTGGCATGAGGACGATGCGTGGCGAGATCGCACATGCGCCGAAGAGACATTATGCGAAACGACGCATTGCTTGTCGGGATGGCTACAAGTTTGCTCAACTGATGAAAATATTCGGGGAATGAGTAATCCGCAAACTGCCGGTGCGATGAGTGCACCAGTTGCGGCCAAAATGTTTTTCAGAAAGCCTGATGAAGTTCTCGCATGGCTGACTGATCGGGTCTATCTAACAGAAATGGGGCTTAATAATAATCAAGGTGGAACTGATGTTTAAAGCCTCAGACTACGGTCTTCCTAAGCCACCACTTGCTAATACTGTGATGGTGCAGAAACAGGAAATGGTCTCTGCTAAGTTTGGTACACCGCTGTTTCGTGAATATGACCATGACGGCCTGCTGCTGGATTTGTTCGGAAGCTACTGCAAAGACGATGGATTCGAGGTCCAGGAAGTATCGATCACCGGCACACGGTTCAGCGTGTTAAAGCTAGTCGAAGGTTGCCGCGATGAAAATCTCAAATATTCTTTGTTAGAAGAAATGACAAAGTGGTGCGAAATCGAACATGAAAAGGAAATTGAGAGCGCCGATACGGATGCGCGGATTGACGCGCATGAACGGCATGTCAGCCACATGTATGATCTTGGCCGCGATCTGGAAGGGAGAAATTAAATGAATCGCCCATGGGTTCAAAATCTCTTAGTCATCATCATAGTTCTGATTATGTTCGCCATGAGTGGCCCTGATGAACCACCGATAGCTAAGGTGATCGAGAAAGCAAAACAAACGAGCCTTGCTGATGCTAAGTTCAATGAACTGTATCGGCAGGGGAAATTTATGACAACGATGGGTGATAACCGATGAATAGTCAAAAGCAGAAAAAACAAAAACCAAAGAATAACAATCAGCCAAAACTGAAATTGAAGTCCGGCGATAAAGATTGGAATACAGAATGCCAAAACTGTGGTCAAGTACCTACGGTGCATCCAACTCAACTTTGTGGCCCTTGTTGTTTTGGTGAGGCTGAAACATTTGGAGGTAACTGGTAATGAGTAATGAAAAGACCCACTATCGTAAGGCATTCGACTCGCCTTACTTGAGCAGTGCTGATATCGTTGAGCCTACCACATTGACGGTTAGCCATGTCACTCTGGAGCAGGATAAGACCAAAAAGACTAAGGACAAATTCAACACGGCGTACTTTGTCGAAAAAGAACTGCGCCCTGGTGAAAAGCTGAAACCGATGATTCTCAATGCATCGAACAGTAAGACCATGAAAAATCTCGCAAACTCGCCGTTTATCGATGACTGGCAGAATATCCGCGTGACGGTCTACGTCGATCCGAATGTGAAATTCGGTAAGGAACTGGTGGAGGGCTTGCGCATTAGCCCGAATGCCCCTACGCGCCGTCAGTTGACCCCAGAAGCGGTTAAGCAATGGGCGAGTGCCAAAGCTGCATTCATGCGTGATGGCAACCTGAAGGCGGTGCTGGCGCATGTCGATATCTCGCCAGAATATCAAACCCAGTTGATGAATGAATGCGCCCCAGAGCCTGAACAAGAAGCAGGAGACGGCGAATGATTTATCACGATGTCGAACAGAATACTGATGAATGGCGCTTGCTGCGCTTAGGTAAGGTGACGGGCTCAAATGCGGCATGCTACATGGCAAATGATGGCAAAGCCTTTGGTGAACCGGCAAAATCCTATGCGCTCAAGATCGCGTTGGAAATGAAGACAGGTAAGGTAGCTGAGTATAGCTTTAGCAATGATCATATGGTACGCGGTCAGGAACAGGAACCGATTGCTAGGATGCGCTATGAGCAAGAAAACTTTCTGATCGTTGGCAACGGAGGATTTTTTGATTGTGGCCGACACGGTGATAGTCCAGACGGCCTTATCTTGAAAGATGGCATCATCGAAATCAAATGCGTCATCGCAACCACGCATTACGCTACGCTACTACGCGGGTCTTTCGATCCAGCCTACCGCTGGCAACTTGTTTCTCATCTGGATTGCAGTGAGCGGTCATGGGTCGATTATCTTAGCTATTGTTCCGACTTCCCAGAAGAAAAGCAGATGCTGGTTTATCGGATTTATCGTGAGCAATTTAAAGAAGAACTAAAGCGGCTTGCAGAGCGTCGGCATGAATTCCTGGAATTGGTCGATTCAACTTTGCGAAATATCCAATGACAACTGCCCATTTTGAGAAGCGTCAAATCTTCCTACGCGCCGAAGCCCAGCGGGAACGGGCGATTGCGTTGATCCGGAATTTGCCGCTGGATGATAAAAAGCCGCTGTTGATCGAAATCAAGATGCCTAGCATTCAACGCGGTAAAACCCATAATTCATTCATGTGGGCAGGCCCACTGCATGACTTGCAGGAACAGGCCTTTATCCAAGGTCGGCAGCACTCGGCAGAAGTCTGGAACGAATATGCAAAGCGCCAGTTCTTGCCGGAAGAATTCGATCCTGAATTATGCTTGGAGAATTATCGGAAATGGGCTGATGCGCCGGATGGTGGCCGTATTCTGGTTGGATCAACAACCATGCTAACCAGCAAAGGAATGGCTTTATATTTAGAGCAACTAATAGCATTCGGAGCTTCGCTCGGAGTGCAGTTCAATGAACGTTCACCCACATAATGGAAATTAAAATGACACTCAGCACAAAACCAGAAGACATCGATAATTCAGAAGCTATCCTGCATTACATGGATTTAAACCCGGCATCAGGACAGAATAAAGCAGCGGCGAAATTGATTCGTGAATTGCTTTCTGCTGCGCCATTGGTAGCGGTCACAGACAACGACCATGCGTTCAAAAACTTTCACCGCAATCTGTGCGAACGTTTCGGCTACAGCCATGACGATATCGACTGGAAGCGCGACCAGGTATCGTTGATTGAGTTCATTGCCACTCAAGTATCGCCGCAAGCGGAAAAAAGAAACGCACGGCAAGATATCGAAACAGCATGGCGGTGCGGTTATTACGACGCAGGCTATACGCATGATTCTGCATATGCCGATGAGAAAGCATCTAAGTGTGCCGACGAAATTCTAGCTGACGCCCCGCAATCGCCAGTAGAACCGCTGACGGATGGCGTGCGCTGGGATTTGTTTCCCGGATGGCTAATAGATCACTGCGAAGGCGATATTATCAGCGAGGAAGGCTTGCAATTCGCGCTGGCCGACATGTTACGGCACGATAGCGTCACCCCTACAGCTAGTAAGGCGACAGAACAGCCATACGAGCGCGTAGCGGTATTCTGCAACGTGAATCCGGCATCTGAGCCTGAGCGATGGGAGCATATGAGCGCGAGCTTTGAGAGCGATCCTGATGCCGTCGTTCTGTATCGTAAGGTCGAAACGGGATTCCCCGTATCGGCTACCAGTAAGGCGGACACTGGCGAAGCAATCCGTAATGCTGCTCTGGAAGAGGCAGCAGCAGCGATCTGGCAATTTCGCTCTGCTGAAAATATTTCCTCAGCATTGATGCAAAACATATCGCTGATCTGCGCGCTTGTCCGCGCCTTGAAGTCTGCCACCCCATCCACCAACTACGCCGAGATTGAACGCGAGCATTTGGGCGATCCTGATAAGCAAACAGGGATATATGCACTGCCTCCTGTTCCAGAAGAACCAAAACTCGATACAGCGCCGATGTACAAAGCGTTAATCGAATCACGCTTGGCATTGTGCGTGGTCAATAGCGGCGCGTCTGCAAAGGCAATTGAACTGATTGACCTTGTGCTGAATGCTGCGCCCGCCCCATCCACCATCAAGGCAGAGCCGACAGGGGAGCAATCATGAGCGAACCAATCAAAACATGGCCGGAAGAAATCTATCTCCAAGCTGGCGACGACGCGCTTGAAGATTTCGAGAATTACAGCGAAGTAAATTGGTGCGATCACCCGATGACGGAATCCGATGTGCGCTACGTCCGCGCTGATCTTGCTTCCCCACCCCTCCCACAACAAGGGGGAAAGCAAACAGGGCCTTCATATTTGAAGTCAGAACTAGATCGGCAAATCGCCTATTCAATAGCCTTGCAGCGTTTAATTGAAGCATATTGCCGTGGTGAGAATATATTGCCATCTACGGATTGTCCGCACCATACGCAGATGCTTGCCGCTGTCTCGCCACAAGGGGGCGTACTAGAGGTCGAAAGCCTCGAATGGTACAAGGAATCGCTCAAGCGACACACTGAAAAACTTGCGTCAGTTTGGAAGGAATTCAATGCCTACAAATTATCGTATCCTGATTCGCCACAAGGGGGAGAGGCAAAAGAAGTCGCTGATCAGCTATATGAAATCGTCGAGAGAGTTTTACAATCGCACCGACTGCAACATATCGAGGACGGCGAAGGTAGCGGCTTTCCGTTGGTAGATCAGTTATCCAATGGCAGCACCATCGAAACCGGATTAGAAGAAATCACGCTGATCTGCGATTCGGTCTACAACGAAATTCTCGCCGCCCCAGCTATCAGGGGAGAGGCGAAAGAAGTTCGCCAGTATCGGAGAAAGAAAACGCCTGATTCTTGGAAGAACACAACTGATTCTTGGTACGACATTTATGACGATAATCCCGATATCTGGAATGCTGATCCTATTTGGTATGACTATCGCACCATATATACTGCCGCCCCTGCTAGTTTGGGAGAGGCGAAGGCGGTAGAGAATATGGAATCTGCGATTCAAAAATTGGGACAAGAACGACGCGTCGCCTATGAAAATCCAGAACTCAACCGACGTGAGTGCTACGAGCTTTACGGGGAAATCGTCGGCATTGAGAAATGCTTGGCATTGTTTCCCGCCGTCCCTATTGCCCCGGCTCTGCCAGTAGCAGCAGAGACGAACAAGGATGCAGAGCGGTATCGCTGGTTGCGTGATGATGAACGCCAGTCAGTAGCTACCGTCTCTATTTTCGATGATGGAAGATGGTCGAGCCATTCTCAAGATGATTTGGATGCTGCCATCGACGCCGCCAGAGTGCAGGGAGAGAAGGGATGATTACCCAACAGGACATTGATGACTTTATAGCAGATCAAGTAAAGGAGCCAGCGTGAGCGATCAGCCAATAGCAAAGTATCTCCATAATTCTCATATCGCCTATTACGGTGGATATCCAAAGGATGGTACTTTACTATATGCAAAGCCAGTTATTCAAAAACCATTATCAGAAATTGAAGTAACAAAGATTGCTAAGGACTGTAACTTTGACCTGACCGGGCGACTATTGAAATTTGCGCGTGAGATTGAAAAGGCGCAGATGCGAGTAAATGACTACCGATTAGCAAGTGATATCAAGGCTGTCAAATGAGCTATCTACGTCGACCTCGTAAGGATGGGCAGAACAGGCCGAAGCCTGAACCTGTGAAAAATTAAGTTGATGGCGGCGTTGATTGTGCAAGCAATTCAGTTTTCCTATCACTGCCAGCTGAACTCCCAAAATAGTAGGATACAACGCCAGTCCATGCCGTACCCAATGCGCCCAGCATCAGCATCATGGCATCATGGGTAGCAACTGGAAGAGGATAGAACATCATCATCCCTAGCACACCGAAGAAACCTAGCGTAATAAAGCATGCCAATGTAGGGGCTGTAATGCTCTTGGTACTGATTTGCATAGCCCGTGCACTATCACGGTCTTGGACTGCTAATGCTGCAAGCGACTCAGTATCTTTAAAGCCTATCGTTGCCATATTGACAGCGTAGTCCTGATTCGCTTTTTGCATTGCAAGCAACTGGTCTGGTGTTGCCCCACTAATAGCAGTAGCAAGTGCTGCCTGTCGATCATCTGTAGACGCAGATGCAGTTGGAGTAATACCGAATACACCCTCCAGCATCGATACTGCCCCGCCGGCTAATGGGCCTCCCAAACCGGTAGCGATCATCGGTGCCAATTTTTCCACTACTGATAATGCATCTGACCAGGCCATTATGCGACTCCTTTAAAGAGCGATGCTTCGGCAGCACGGCGTTTAGTTAGTCCGGCAAGAACCTTACCACCAGCATGGTTCCACTTTTGGAACTCCTCACTTGCACCAGCATAGTCCCCTGCATTTAATAACCGCAGCAGAGTAGAGTGCTGAAAATTCCCAGCACCGATATTGAACACCAGATCAACCAGCGCCGATTCCTCATTATCAGTTAGTGCAGAAGTGACGCCTGATTCAACAGCGTCAATTGCCGATTTAAGATCGGCTAGCAAAAAGGCATCAGCCTGTTCCTGCGTGATTGTGTCGCCCTGCTTCACGCCACCCGTATGCCCATAGCCAATCGTCCAAGGCTCACCGCCAGTTCCAGGGTCGGGATAGGCTATCAGTTTGCAGCTCTCGAATTCTTTCTCGATATCGGTATTCATGGTGCTTTCTTCTCCGGTAAGAACTTCGTAAGGTAATATGAAATCAGGGCAATAAATTCTGTGCGATTATAGGCTGCGAGAGAAATCACGCCGCCTTCGACTGGGCGTGGGATATGATAGCCAAGATAGGTTACAAGGTATTCGCAGCCAATGAAGGCTAAGAGCGCTGCGAAGATACCGACAAAGCACCAAGTAATAATGCCAAATACTGTCAAGGTGATCTCTTCAGCTTTCACAGCGGATTGCACCCGCGACATGGTTCCGACAAAACAGAACAGCGCTGCCCAAATCCAGTCCGACATTGGGAACGCGCCCATCTCTTGGCCGAAGCTACCACCAGCGATCTGCTGCGCCTGCGCGACAGTGAGATACATCAGAAAAAATAATGCCGCTCCATAATCTTTCATGTCTTCCCCCGACGTTCCACAGTATTTTTTTTAGCATACGAGTCGCACCACGATAAAGAGGCGAACACGCAGAAGATCACTAGATACAAGAAGCAACTGGCGATGTCAAATTCAGAAATATAGTTCACGGAGAATGGGACCGTGATTGTACAGAAGGCCGCTATCATGTACATGTTATCCCGGTACTTGGTAATGAAGCGCCAGCGCTCGCGGGACTGCATCGAATTGCAAATCACATCCGTCATAATCAGCAGTGCAATACAGAACATGAGAATGAATAAGGCATTACTAAACAATTCCCCTATGCTTACTTCAACCCGGCCAGCAATTGAAGTCGGATTTACCAGTGCTGCAAAGGGCGGATAGAGCAGGCAACTAGCAGCAAACAACCGAGCCACTATATCAGTGTTTAATTTCATTTTTTCCATTCCCTGACACCGCCATGATATGAACAGGTGCCGCTATGATGTTTGCTAAAACTAAGTGTCCCATCGCGGCATTCTGCAATGGGGCCAATGTCCATGTAAATCAAATAATAAACTGCTGCCATCATCAGAAAAAGTACGATGAGAGCAGCATATCGTTTCACTTGATTTATGTCCCAACTGGAAATGCAGGTTGCACCGGTAATGGTTGTGTAGGATCACCGGAAGAAACGTGAAGAATCGCTCGTAGCGCTACGTCATTTGCTAGCCATGCGGCTGGATAAGCCACGTTAGCCTTCACGCAGCGCCAAGCCACTTTGTCATTAGCATTAAGCTGCTCCTGAGCCTTTGATTGATATGTTGCCCATAGTTGCACGGCTGTAGG